GCGGAGCAGCAACAGCCGGGGACTACGGAGCAGCAACAGCCGGGGACAGAGGAGCAGCAACAGCCGGGAACAGAGGAGCAGCAACAGCCGGGGACAGAGGAGCAGCAACAGCCGGGAACAGAGGAGCAGCAACAGCCGGGGACAGCGGAGCAGCAACAAGTCGTGGAAAATCATCAACAGGCGAAAACGGATTATCTGTTGCAAGAGGAAAAGGGGTAAAAGCAAAAGGAGGGCTAGGTTCGATTTTGGTTATTGCAGAAGAAGAACAAAATAGCTGTAAAATTTCCAGCTGGAAAGCAGTAGTTGTTGATGGAGTAAACATCAAAGCAGATACATGGTACACGCTTAAAGATGGAGAACTCATAGAAGCGGAAGATTAGATTTATAAAATGCCCCGGCGGTGATACGAACACCAACCGGAGCCGTAACCACATTACCAAACTAATGCGGATACAGGAATATTTTACCATTTTCTCCTGTATTACGCAAGCACAGGAGGAAAATATTTATGAACATTGAAAACCAGAAGGACAAGCCAACATGGGAAGGGCTGGAGCAGTATTTTGCGGTAGAGGTAATCGAGCAGAGCAAGAGGAATGCAAAGCATTGGTTTATAGCGTTCCTGGTAACGCTGGCGGCGCTGATAGGCACCAATGCTGCATGGCTTTATACAGCCGGAACATATGATTATGTTTCCCAGGATGGCACCGGACTGAACAACATCAACACAGGAACACAAGGAGACTTAGAGAATGGGACAGAGAGCCAGGATTAAGAAGAACGGAAAGAGCCGTGGTATTAAGAGAAAGAGAAGGAGATAAACGATGTACATTAATCCGTTTGTAGCAGGAGTCATTTGCACTATTTTAGGAGAGATGTTAGCTGTTATAGCAGCTGCGGTTTATCAGTATTTAAAAAGGAGGAAGTAAGGTCGTGAAATCTAAGAAGCCGTCAGAGTGGCAAAAGGACAGCATTAGATTACTGATAGAGGAAGCCAAAATAAGAAATAACTTTGATGATAATGAGCTGGCCTTATATTTGGGGTTTTGTACAAGCTCGTTTAGAGAGCGTAAAGCCAACCCTGAAAAACTGACAATAGAAAAATTACAGATACTTCTGCAATTGACCGGAAAGGAGATGAAATTTGTTGAAACAGCTTGAATACATACCTGTTGGTAAAACACACTTAAGCCCGAGGCAGAAAGACCGTATGATTATTCGTGGCTTAACCGCTGCGGTGATGGTCTTAAGCGGATTGTTGGTGATATGTGTGGCGG